GGGGAATATTTGAGCAGCAGGATGCCGGGACCTGTGTCATGCTGCTGGATGCCTGGGACGGTCACCTATCATACCCCGAGCTGCGAAAGAAGGTAATCAGCGACTTCAAGGAGGTGGTGTACGGCGCGGACAACTCGTTTGCCAAGGGAAGAAAGGCAGACCTGATCCTGATGGAGGACAAATCGGCAGGTATATCGCTCATCCAGGAGCTACAGATGGCCGGAGTGCCCGTCCGAGCTTACAACCCTGGCAGGGCCGACAAGGTCCAGCGTATCAACATCGTCGCGCCACTGATAGCCAAGGGAAAGGTCTACCTCCCGGAGGATCCCAAAAAGCCTGGCGAGTTTGCCGAGTGGGCCAAGCGATTCCTGCGACAGGTATGCTCCTTCCCCGAGTCCGGCGGCCACGACGACTACGTCGACAGCCTATCCCAAGCGCTTAGGGTACTGAGAGACTCCGGGTGGCTACAGCTGGACCCTCTCCCACCCCGCGACTACCAGTACGCCGACGACAAGAGGCAGCGAGTCAACCCATACGCCCAGTAGGCCCGGTCTATGGTTTTTTGTGTATGAGTTGGGATAGGGAGACACAAACAACAATGAACCCCATCAAATCACCGCGCGAGATGCTGTTCGAGATGGCAGGCATTCCCTCCTTCGCGGGAGGGAGCCAGGTGCCAAAGATTGGCGCCGAGATGTACAAGCTCATCACCAGCGCCATTGAGCGTTACACGAAGGCATACGGGAAGCCGCCACCGGCGGAGGATGTCAAGGCACTACGTGCCCACGTAGAGCAGATCTCCAAGAAGAGCGAGATCAAGAGCGATCCAGCGACGCAGGCACGGGCGCGTCACGAGATGGCGACAGACCCCAACCTGATCAACCCAGAGGGGCCGGACCCATTCCTGACCAAGGCCGTAACCGGCCGGACCGTGAAGAGCACGTACCTCAAGCCCAAGGTGCAGGACATCAACGACCCCAACGTCCGCGCCAACATCGAGACAAAGCAGGCCTCGGGCGAGCTGGAGGAGGTACTGCCCGAGTCAATCACGCCAAGCGCGGACTACATGGGACGCATGGGTGCCGCGATCGAGAACGCCACGCTTGCATCTGGAAAGACTCCCCTGATCGACAAGCTGAAGCTAGAGTTTTTTAAAAAGAACAAGAGATACCCCACCGACGAGGAGCTGGAGGTCATCATCGCCGAGTTCAACCCGGCACGGCACCAGTACGGCGAGAAGGGCGCGTCGATCGTGGCAGAGAGACCTCCCACGGCGAAGGGAATGTCGGAGTGGAGGCAGCAGGCCAGAACAGAGGGCCTGCCGGAGTCGGCGCTGGAAAAGCCGCCCGCAGATTACCCGCAGCACCTGCTGGACGCTCTCAACCTATCGCGTGGAGTACAGCCCGGCACAAAACCGCTGTCAAGCCAGCGCATCAACCCAGACCGCGCATACGCCGGCGGAAGAAACGTCGCGCCCATGACACCGAGAGAGATGCAGGCCATGATGGTCGCGTACGGAAAGAACCCGCGATCGTTTGAGGACATCGCATCGCGCGCGACACCCGCCGCAGCAAAACCATCCGCACTTAAAAGGTTAGGAAAACGGTCGATGCAGGGCCTTGGTTTTGCGTCTGTGCCGTTCAGTGCCATGGCCATGGAAGATTACAGAAAACAGGGAGACCTACCTGGCGAGATTTTGTCAGGCATCGAGACCGCAGCAAACGCCGCCGCGATGTTCCCGCCACTTAGCGCACCCGCCACCGTGGTAGGGTTAGGCGCGATGGGCGCAAACATGGCAAGAGAATATCTTGCGCCAGAGTACCGATCCGTTATGGAAGATTACAAATAATGCCACAAATCCCCAAGATGCCAATCCAGCAGGGTGCAAACCTTGCATCGCTCGACCTGGAGTCCTCGGAGAACTACGAGGAGGCCATGATGCAGGAGGCCGAGATCGAGCACTACGAGGACGTGCTTGGGCTAGAGCCAGGACAGGCAGAAGAAGAGGTCATCGAGTTAGATGATGGCTCCGTGGTCATCAACTACCGGCCCACCGAGGGACCGCTAAAGAACCCAGAGTTTTATGCAAACCTGGCCGAGCTACTAGACGAGAGCGTTCTGTCTTCGCTCTCTACCGAGTACAACGAGTACATCCAGGTAGACAAAGAGGCACGCAAGGAGAGAGATAAGCAGTATGAAGAAGGACTACGAAGGACAGGACTTGGAAAGGACGCGCCAGGTGGCGCAACTTTTGACGGAGCTTCCAAGGTTGTGCACCCTGTCATGGCAGAGGCTTGCGTTGACTTCGCGGCGTCTAGCTCGCGCGAGCTTCTCCCGCCTGACGGAATCGTTAAGTCGGAGATAAAGGGCGAGGCGGACCGCCAGCGCGTAGACGTTGCCGAGCGCAAGTCTCAGTTCCTAAACTGGCAGCTCACGGAGCAGATTGAAGAGTACCGCGACGAGATGGAGCAGGCGCTGACCCAGCTGCCGCTTGGCGGATCGCAGTACTTCAAATGGCGATGGGATGGAGAGCAAAAGAGACCCACCTGCGAGTGGATCCCGATTGATAACATCTTCCTGCCGTACGCCACGACAAACTTCTACACATCGCCCCGCGTAACCGAGGTGCAGGACATTACGGAGGACACGTTCCTACAGCGCGTTGATGCCGGCATCTACCGCAACATCGGCGACCTGGTCGTGTCGGAGCTGCCGCAGGACAACATGACGCGCTCGCAAAAGGCCAACGACAAGATCGAGGGCAAGGAGGCGCCGACAAAAAACATCGACGGCGTACGCCGCGTGTACGAGATTACGTGCTTCTTGAGGCTAGAGGACGACCCTGAGACCAACGGCGCACGAGCGCCGTACATCCTCACGATTGACGAGGACACCGACAAGGTCCTCTCGCTGTACAGAAACTGGGAGGCGGGAGATGAGAAGCTTACAAAACTGGACTGGATCGTCGAGTTTAAGTTTATTCCTTGGCGCGGTGCTTACGCCATTGGCCTGCCTCACCTTATTGGCGGTCTTAGTGCCGCTCTCACTGGCGCTTTGCGTGCCCTACTGGATTCGGCGCACATTAACAACAGCCAGACGATGCTTAAACTCAAGGGCGGAAGAATCTCCGGCCAGAGCGACAGAATTGAGCCTACCCAGGTTCTAGAAATCGAAGGTGCCCCTGGTGTGGACGACGTCCGCAAGTTGGCTATGCCGTTGCCGTTTAACCAACCCTCAAGCGTTCTTTACAACCTTCTTGGGTGGTTGACCGACGCCGCGAAAGGGGTCGTTACGACCGCCGAAGAGAAAATTGGCGACGCAAACGCTAACACGCCAGTGGGCACCACCCAGGCACTGATCGAGCAGGGCGCGAAGGTATTCTCAAGCATCCACGCACGCCTGCATCGGTCTCAGGCCAAGTCGTTAAAGATCCTATCGCGTATCAATCACTGGTACCTGGAGGAGATGGACAACGAGTCCGGCTCCGAGATCGAGGTCCGCGACTTTGCATCCAACAACGACGTCCGGCCAGTGTCGGACCCGAACATTTTCTCTGAGACGCAGCGGCTTGCACAGGCACAGGCAGTTCTGCAGATGGCAAACGCGGCGCCTCAGTTGTACGACCTTCGGGCTGCCCACCGGAGGGTTCTGAAGCAGCTGAAAGTTCCTGCAATTAGTGAGATATTGCCAGATCCGGATGGAATCAAGGAAGCAAACCCTGCCCTGGAGAACGTTGCAATGTCCATGGGCCGCCCCGCGGCGGCTTATCCGGATCAGGACCACTTGGCGCACATCAAGGTTCACTTGGCGTATGCCCAGGACCCCAACTACGGTGGCAGCCCACTCATTGGCCCGACCTTCGCGCCGCACGCGCTGGAGCACATCAAGCAGCACCTGACGCTGCACTACCTGCAGTCGATGCGTGCATACGTCGCCGAAGCATCCGGCGGAAGCGATACTCTTGGACTGCACGAGGAGAAGCCGCTCTCGCTCGAGGACCAGAAGGCACTGGCGCTTGCCGCGGAGATGGTATCCATGGACGCACAGACCACGTTCCAGACCGCACAGCCCATGATCCAGCAGCTTGCCCAGAAGGTTCAACAGGCACAGAAGGCCAAGATGGAGCAGATGGCATCTAACGACCCAACGGCTCAGGCACTTCTCAAGACGCAGATGGCCGAGACGCAACGCAAGGCACAGGAGGCACAGGCCAAGCTTCAGCAGGAGATGTCCAAGCACCAGCAGGACTACCAGCTCAAGGTGGCCGAGCTGGAGCAGAAGGTCCAGGAGCTCATCGCCAAGTACCAGACCCAGAGCCAGGTCGACAGCCAGAAAAACTCGACCAACATCGCGCTTGCAAACATCAACAACGCCTCGCGCGAGCGCGTGGCCGCGATGCAGGCCGGGTCCCAGATGGACGGCCTGCAGGCCCAGCTGGCTCACGAGCAGGCCATGTCGGCAATCGACGCGATCAACACCGCCGATACCGACATCCGCCAGCACGGGATTGCAATCGAGCAGGCAGCGTTTCAGAAACAGGCAGAGGCCGTACAGGCCGCAATAGACCAGCAGCAACAACAACCACCACAAGGAGTAGTGTAATGGCAGACGACAACCTCAAAGGATTCCGGCAGACCTACCAGGAGACGGGCAAGCCCGGCTACGGCGGCGGCAACGGAACCACCAACATCGACCCGGGCCCGTCCGGCTCGCACCGCGACAACAACTGGAAGCGCGGCGCGGCACAGGCAAAGACGAAAAACGCAGGCCAGGTCGGACCCTACAGCAACGTGAAAGATCAGTTTGGTCCTAAGTATTAAAGCCCTGTTTAGTTTGTAGGGCGGGTATTAAGAAAATCTTGCATAGGTGGGTCTATGCAGGATTTGACATCCAGAATTATGGCTCGCGTAAGCGAGCAGATCCGATTGTTAGACTCCTCCCTAATTACGGGCAAGGGAGTCAGCAACATGGAGCGCTACCAGAGGCTCCTGGGTGAGCGTGAGGGACTACAGACGTGCCTCAACATTATTGACGACATACTGACAGAGAACGACGAGGCTGAATAGCCTGGAAAGGAGTGCCGGATGGCATTTGACGTGGTAAAGAAGGAGGAGCCAGACCTACGTACGGAGATTGAGTGTTTTCCCGGACATCGACCCTGGCATAGACGTGGCAGGCGACCGTGTGTTGGTCCAGCTGCGACGAGAGAAAACAACGAGCAAGGGCGGCATCATCCTGGTTGATGAGACCAAGCAAACGCTTCGGTTTAACGAGACGGTCGCGAAGGTCATACAGATCGGACCCCTGGCATACAAGAGCCCAGACACGCTGGAGCCTTGGATCGAGGGACCCTGGTGCAAGGTCGGCGACTTAGTTCGCACGATCAAGTACGGCGGGGATCGGTTTGTTGTACAACCCGAGGATGAGGGATCTCCGGTGGTGTTTATCACCATCCAGGCAAGAGAGATCATCTCGCGCATCCGGAGCTTTGAGCACGCACAAAAAATGCGGGCCTTCGTTGATTAAACTTTGTAGAAAGTGACAAATGGCAGAGAAAGAGGAGAAGCTGCTCCCCATCAAGGAGCAGGAAGACGGCGCGGTTCTGGTCGCGGTTGATAAGGAGGACAACCCCTTTGAGGACGCGGACAAGAGTCAGGATGACGACAAGAAGGACGCTGACACCGGCGGTGACGTATCAGATCAAGACGGTGGTGCCGAACAGTCGATGGAT